GACGCAGCTGACATCTATGAGCAGCGCAACAAAATCTACGGCGACAATTATAAGCGGTTCGGAAGCGTCATGGAAGCTCTTTTCAAAAATGCTGTCATGCCCGCTAAGCCAGATGCAGACCACTGGAACCGCATTGGGTTGTTGGTTCAAATGGTCGGTAAATTTACCCGGTATGTTGAAAACTTCGACAGAGGCGGCCACTCCGACTCTTTGGATGATTTGGCTGTGTACACGATGATGCTGCAGGAGGTTGATGGCATTTTGAATGCCAGAAACACAATGAAGGAGCGTGGCAAATGAGGACGCTCATTTTTGACACCGAAACAACCGACCTGATCAAGAACAAGCTGCTGCCGCTGGACCGGCAGCCGCACATCATCGAATTCTTTGGCCTGTCAGTGGACACTGAAGGGCACGAGTGCAACAGCCTTGGACATTTGTTTGATCCGGGCATACCTATTGGTGACGTCACCACTCGCATCACTGGCATCAAGCCGGAAGATCTGCGCGGAAAGCCTAGGTTTTCTGTGCATGCTGAAGAGCTGAAGAAGTTCATTGAAGGGCACGACGAAGTTGTGGCGCACAATTTGAGCTACGACAAGTCCATGGTCGACTTTGAGATGAAGCGTGCCGGCCTAACAGTCGATTGGCCGGAACTAATTTGCACTGTTGAAGCCACGGAGCACATCAAAGGCCACCGGCTGAACCTGACATCGCTGCACGAGCTCCTGATGGGCGAGGCATTCAGCGGTGCCCACCGGGCAGAGGCGGACGTACGTGCACTCGCCAATTGCTTCCGTGCTCTCCGTGAAACAGGAGTTGTGTGATGGGAAGTGTCCTGATAAGCAGCGAGGAATTTGATATGTTGGAATCAATGCGTTGGCAACCGATAGAAACAGCTCCAAAGCCTGTCTACAATGAAAAGACATGGGAGAATGGACAAGCCTCGTTTCTGGTATGGGATGGGACCCAAATTTGGTGCGTAGACCCCGTGCTGTACCCTAATTCAAACGGATGCGGATGCTGCTCCTATATGGTTGAAGCCACCCATTGGATGCCATTGCCGGAGCCACCCAAATGAGAATCCGCACCGGATATTCTTTCCGTGTCGCTGCCGGCATGATTGATGATTGCTTCGCAAAGGTGCAAGGACTGGGTTGGCGCTATGCGCCAATCACAGACAGAGCTTCAACTTTCGGATGGATCCGTTGGAACAAGCTCTGCAAGAATGCCAACATCAAGCCGATTTTCGGTGTTGAGCTGGCAGTCACACCTTCGGCCCATGCCAAGAAACCAGTTTTCGACCACTGGACATTTCTGGCGATTGATGACATTGGAGCTGTCAATCAGCTTGTTTCGCTCGCCACCAGCCAGTTCCGGTACGAGCCTTTGTTGACGTACGAGCAGGCAATGGCAGCGGAAGGAGTAATAAAGATCGCTGGGTCACGTGCCCTCCTGAATGAGTTCAAGCCTGCAGAGGACCTCTATATCGCCCTATCGCCCTCTGCCTCAAAAGGCTACATCAAGCAAGCATTCGAAATGGGACACAAGTTCATCGCGACAGGTGACAACAAATTCGTAAATGAAGATGATGAAGGTTTCTACGAGGTTCTTTGTGGTCGCGGTGCCAGCACCCAAACCTACTCCCAATGGATCTTGACCGAAGACGAATGGAGGTCGTCGGTCAAGCGCACAGCTTGGCCGGAGATTATTGAAGACGCCATCGCCAACCAAACTGACGTCGGAGCTTTGTGCCACGCAAAGCTGAAGAGCGCACAGCTGCTTTCTCCAAAGCACGATTTGTCGTTGGAGGAAATGTGCCGCGTTGGCGCAGTGAAGCTCGGCATTGATTTGACAGACGAGGCCTATTCATCGAGAATGGACCGTGAGCTGAAGTTGATTTTCGACAAAAACTTCGAGGACTATTTCTACATCATTGCAGACATGATGCAGTTCGCACGTCAGAAAATGATATGCGGACCTGCGCGTGGCAGCTCTTGCGGGAGCTTGGTTTGCTATCTGCTAGAAATCACAACTATTGATCCGCTGAAATATGATCTGCTATTCGAAAGGTTCATTGACATAACGCGCAATGACCTGCCAGACATCGACATCGACTTTTCAGACCAGAAACGTCATTTGGTCTTTGAATACATGGAGAACAAATATGGAAGAGAACACATTGCGCGTCTCGGAACAGTTGCTCTGTTTCGCCCTCGGTCTGCGGTTGACGAGGCGGGTGCTGCGCTCGGCGTACCGAAATGGCTCTGCACAAAAGTCCTTGATTCTCTTATCGTCAGATCGAGCGGTGATTCTCGAGCTTTGTCAACATTGGAAGACACATTCAGAGGAACACAGTCGGGAAAGGAGCTTCTTGATAAGTATCCAGAAATTCTGGTGGCAGCACGAATGGAAGGACACCCCAGGCATTTTTCCCAACATGCAGCCGGTATTGTGGTTACTGAAACGCCAGTTACGGATTATGTCGCTGTTGATTCAAGAACTGGCGCTACGTATTGCGATAAAAAAGATGCGGAGGAGCTTAATCTCCTGAAGATTGATGCTCTGGGCCTTACACAACTTTCCGTTTTCGAGGATGCATTGCTGCTGGCCGGCAAAGACATTCACTATCTCGAGAGAGTTCCGCTGGACGACCCAGCAGCATTCGAAGTCATTAACAAAGGCCAGTTCTCGGGCATCTTTCAATTCAATGGTCCAGCACTGCAGTCAATCGCCAACCAGATTAAAACAGAGCACATCGAGGACATTGTATCGACGACAGCCCTTGCGCGTCCTGGCCCAATGGCTTCCGGCGGAACAGGTGAATGGGTGAAGCGCAAAAACGGCTGCTCGCCGGTCGACTATCCTCATCCTGCATTCGAGCCTTATTTGAAAAACACGCTCGGCATCGTCGCATATCAAGAACAGGTGATGGAGATTGGGCGCCAAATAGGCGACCTAACTTGGGAGGACGTCACAGCCCTCCGCAAGGCAATGTCCAAGAGCCTCGGCAAAGAATACTTCGACCAGTTCGGAGACAGGTTCAAGGCTGGTGCAATCAAGAAAGGCATCCCTGCCGACAAGCTGGAAAAGATCTGGGACGATTTGTGCGCGTATGGAGCGTGGTGCTTCAATCGCTCGCATGCGGTGGCCTATGGCGTGATTAGCTATTGGTGTGCATATTTGAAGGCACACTTCCCAGTCGAGTTCGCAGCTGCCACCCTGAGCCATGAGCCGGACCCGGAAAAGCAAATTAAAACGCTGCGTGAAATGGCAGCTGAAGGCATTGAATATCTGCCGGTCGATTCAGAGCTCTCAATTGACAAATGGTCTGTGGGTTGGCGCAATGGCAAGAAGTACCTGATCGGTCCGGTGCAGAATGTGAAAGGCATCGGTCCGAAAATGGTTTCTTCGATTATGAGTGCACGTGCGCGGGGCGAGCCTCTTCCTGAAAAGGCACAAAAACTCCTGAACAATGCTGTTACTGAGATTGACAGCCTTTGGCCAATCCGCAATGCAGTCAAACGCATGATGCCCGACCCAACGGAAAAGAACATTCACACCCCTGTGACGCAAGTCATTGATGTTCAGACCAATGGCAGAGAATACACAACTATGATTTTCGCAGTGGTGCAGCAGATCAAGCCTCGCGACGAGAATGAAGCAGTGAATGTGGCCAAGCGTGGCTATGAGATAAAAGGCCCAACACAATCTTTAAACCTGACAGTGTCAGATGACACAGACAGAATATTCTGCAAGGTTGACAGATTCAAGTTTGATAAAATCGGCAAGGAAATTGTTGATCGCGGACGTCCTGGAAAGGCACTTTACGCAATCAAAGGCAAAGTGCCAGACAGCTTCAGAATGATAAGGGTCGAGAACATCAGGTTCATCGGCTTCGTAGATGGGGATTCCAAGAAATGAAAATCAAGTCGCTGTCAGAAATTCCTGCCTTCAATGCGTACATGAAGCGCATCGGTGCAACGCCACGCTCTCTGCGGACAGCTGTGGTGGAAGAAAAGCATGGCACCTATTGGCAAGATGTAGCAATCATCACAGTCGAGCATGATGGCAAAGTCAAATCGCCAGAAGCCTACGCCCCGACTGAAAAAGAAAAGATGGCAATTGAAATTGATTGCCAGTCGGTGCAGTGGCCCCAGATCAAGACGCTGGTGCGCCTCCAAGATGTGCCAGAGGAAATTGAGAATGCTCGCCCACAGGATGTTTTCATTTTCCGAAACCTCGCCAAAGAGATTGTAATGGTCCAGCTCCGCATGGAGCGCAAAGGCGAGAAGAGCTACATACCATTCACATTCTGGGACGATGGCGAGTGGCGGCGGATGGAGCCAGAAGGCAACCTGCCGATCTGGGGCACAGAACAACTGAATGAATTCACAACTGTGTTCATCCATGAAGGTGCCAAAGCAGCCTCGATCATGACTGAGATGGTCAAGTCGGAAACTCCAGAGGCAAAGGCACAGCTGGCTGCGCACCCTTGGGGAGATGAATTGAAGCACGCTGCGCACCTCGGCTGGATTGGCGGAGCACTTTCACCTTACCGCACAGACTGGGCCATCCTTCAAAAAGCTGGCGTCAAGCGCGCATACATCGTCTCAGACAATGACTCTCCCGGTGTTGCGGCAGTTCCTTCAATTGCGTTCCATTTGCGGATCCCGACATTCCACCTTCAGTTCACCAATGAGTGGCCGACGAGTTTCGATCTCGGAGATGGATTCCCCAAGGCGATGTTTAAGGAAGTCGAAGGCGCAAACTATTATGTCGGCCCTTCATTCCGCAGCTGCCTGCACCCTGCCACATGGGCGACCGACCAAATCCCCAACCCAAAGGGCAAGCCGACAACTGCCCTCCGCAAAAACTTCAAGGACATGTGGTCGTACGTCGAAGAGGCCGACCTTTTTGTCTGCATCGAGATGCCAGAGATTGTTCGCTCTGAGCAGATAATGAACAAGATGCTGGCGAGCTTCTCTCACACAAACCAAACCTCCCAGCTGATTGTGAAAGCATACACAGGGCGTAGTGCAAAGCTGTGCTATCGCCCGGACATCAAAGGCAAGATCGTAACTGACAACACAACATCAGCCATAAACTTGCACACTCCATCCCATGTCAAATCAATTGCTGGCAATCCGCAACCATTCCTCGATTTTATGGAATATATGTTTCCGAATGAAAAAGAGAAATACGAGGTCATGCGCTGGTGTGCCACAATCATCGCTCGCCTTGAAGCAAGAATGGAATATGGCCTCCTGCTGGTCAGCGAGCGCCAAGGCGTAGGCAAGACGACGCTCGGCAGCTCAATCCTCGCGCCGCTCGTGGGCATGCAGAATGTCGGCTTCCCTACGGAAGGCACAATCGTCCAGAGCGAATTCAACGGTTGGCTCGCCAACAAACGGCTCTGCATTGTGAACGAGATCTATTCCGGCCACAGCTGGAAAGCCTACAACAAGCTGAAATCGGCAATCACCGACCGTGAAGTCGAAGTCAATGAGAAATACCAGCGGACCTACACAATCGAAAACTGGTGCCATGTGTTCGCATGTTCAAACTCCATGAAGGCACTCCGCATGGAAGAGGACGACAGACGCTGGTTCTATCCCGAGGTGACAGAAGAGAAATGGTCCAGGGACAAGTTTGAGTATTTCCACAACTGGCTGAAGAGTGGCGGGATCAGCATCGTCAAGCATTGGGCGGAGAATTTCGGCAACTATATCCAAAAAGGTATGCCGGCTCCAATGACAGAGCGCAAGAAGGAGCTCATCATCGCCTCCCGCACAGAAGGCCAGCAAGAAGCTGCGGAGCTCGCTGAAGCTCTGAACCGCCACCATGAGCCTGTCGTCCTCGCAATGAAGGAAGTCGTCGCTTGGGTCCGGCAAGCTGTGCAAGGCAAGGTCTATGACACCGACCTTGAGATCAGAAAGGCCATGAAAGAAGGTGGTGTGATCTGGTACGAGGAAAGATTTTTGATCGGCGGTCGCCTGCAACACGCTGCGATGAACAAATCAGCCTATGAAACTCTGAAGTCGAAGCACTCTTTAAAGTCGATAAAGAACAATGCGACAATGGTCAGGGAGGCAAATGAGGAACAAAACGAGACGACACGCCGCAAAACGAGCCTGTTTGATGATCTGCGCTCTATGGCCAAGCCTCCGGGAGATATTTTTGGGGCTGCATTATAGCAGTAAAGTTGATTCCATTTCCGTTTTTACCCTCAATTCCCTACACTCTCGAGAGAAGTAGAAGAAGAGAGAGATAGGGAAGGAGTTAGGGGAATTGGGGTCCAAAATGGAAATGGAATCAAACGATATCTATTGGTTGACGAATTATGGCAGTTGCAAGCTCGAAACCTGCCTCTGCATCTCTCGCAAGAATCCTCGTTATGATGGGGCATGGGCAGGCATCGTTTGCCCTGACTGGGCTCCGTTGGGAATCAGATCGTTAGATGACCTCATCGAGGCAGCAAAAAGGAAATATTCAGATGAACATAAAAATTGACGGACGAATGGCGCGCACAACCTCCCCATACAATTCCAAAATGATGCAGGCGCTGAACCGCCTCGAAGGAACCAAGCGTTGGGGCAACAACCGCACTTTTTCGTTCGAGAGCTCGCCATACAACATAGAAGTTTGGCGCAGTGTGTTTCCAAACTGTGAAGTAGAGGATGGAACGCAGCTAGATGGGCCAGCCGTGGTCGAGGGTGGACTTTTCGACATCGGGGTAGACAGGCCTACATTCAAATTCAAAACCCAGCCCCGTGCGCACCAAACCAAGGCTCTGAAGAAAATCTCAGAGCTAGAGGCTTGCGGGCTGTTCATGGATGTGGGAACCGGCAAGAGCTGGACAGCGATCGCCATGATGGGGAAGCGTTGGTGCGATGGAAAGACGGATAATATCCTTCTCATTGCCAAAAACGGCGTCCACCAGCAATGGGTAGCTGAAGAAATCCCCAAGCACATGAGCGAGGTCGTTCCGTACAAAGCTGTGGTGTTCGGCAAAACAAAAGCATTTTGTGCAGAGTTCGCCACAATGCTCAGGTTTGAAGGGCTGAAGATATTCG